GATGTTGATCGAAGCAGCGGGTGAAGAAGTCAGTGCTGTCAATGCCGCATCTAAATTAACCAAGCTACTTCAGATTTCATGTGGTTCAGTGTACACAGACACTGGGCAGGTGGTGGACTTTGATGCGTCGAGCCGACTGAAAGTGGTCAAGGAAGTGATTGATGAGTCGAGCCACAAGGTGTTGATCTTTGTTCCATTCACCCACACGATTGAATTGTTAACGAAATACTTAACCAAGAATGGGATTACAAACGATGTTATTAACGGTGATGTGAGTGCAAATAGACGTGCAGAGATTGTCAGAGAGTTCCAAAGCAATCCAGAGCCGAAGGTGCTCGTCATTCAACCACAAGCCGCATCTCATGGTTTAACCTTAACCGCCGCCAACACAATCATATGGTATGCTCCATGCACCAGTGTTGAAACCTATCTCCAAGCAAACGCAAGGATTGATAGACCCGGGCAACGTAATCCAATGACGATCGTACACATAAGAGGTAGCGCAGTTGAGAAGCGCTTGTACGAAATGCTCAGGAACAATATCAATAACCATGCGAAAATAATTGAGCTTTATAAACAAGAATTAGGGGAAGAAGACTTGACAATGTCTAACCCCGACGTATAATAACAAAACCATAACAAAGAAAGGAACTAATTATGGACGATCAAGTTCAGGAAGAAAAGCCCTCCGTTGATTCTCTAGCCCAAACGTATATCAAGATGCGTGACAAGCGAGAGGTACTCAAACGAGACTGGGAAGCTAAAGATACCGAGATTAAAGCTCAGATGGAAGTCATCGAGCAAGCACTGCTTGATCTTTGCAAAGAGATCAACGCAAACAGTATCTCTACCAATCATGGCACGGTTATTCGATCAGTTAAATCACGGTACTGGACGAACGACTGGGATTCATTGTATCGAGTTATCAAAGAACACGATGCATTCGGCCTGCTTGAGAAACGAATTCAGCAAACGCATATGAAAGAGTTTCTACAAGAGAATCCAGACCTTCTCCCCGCTGGCCTCAACGTGGAGAATCAATACACCGTACTTGTTAGACGTAAAAAGGAAGAGTGAAATGAGTAACGTAGCATTATTTAACCAAGACTTACCCGACTTTCTGCAATCTGCGCCAGTCAGTGAGTTAACCAAAAACTTGGCCGGTAAATCTGGCGTCCCCCGTATTGTGCCCAAGAACGGAATCTTCCGTAAGATGCTCGGCACTGATGAGCAGGGCAAAGTTAAAGGCGATTTGGAAGTTGTGATCATCAACGCTTCACCAAAAGTGGGACGTATTTTCTATGTAAAAGCATGGAATCCTGAGTCAGAGCCAACATCACCCGACTGCTTCTCTAACGACGGCCAAACACCCGATAAAGGTTCAACCAATCCACAAGCTGAGCGTTGCGATTCTTGCCCCAACAACATCAAAGGTTCAGGTCAAGGCACATCCAAGGCTTGCAGATACACACGACGTATTGCAGTGGTTCTTGAGGAGGACTTTGGTACTTCATTAGAAGGCCGAGTCTACCAAATGAACTTGGCATCCAAGTCTTTGTTCGGTGAAAGCATCGGCGACAACAAGTTTGTTTTTGAAGACTACACCAAGCACTTGGCTAATAACGGCAAGAGCATTGAGCACGTTGTCACTTCATTGAGCTTCAATGAGAACAATGATAACCAGTCTATTCTGTTCACGCCTATGCGCTATATCAGTAAAGATATTTACGCAGTCACAAGCAAGGCCGCCGCCAAGCCTGAAGTGCAGAAGATGGTCATCATGACACCATATGAAGCACAAGCAAGTGGTATGAAATCTTTGCCGAAGGCTGAGCCAAAAGCTGAAGCGGTTCAAGAGCCAATGCAAGAGCCAGTCAAACGTCCTAAAGCTGAAGCCCCTGCGGTTGCGCCCAAGAAAGACTTAGACGATGTTCTCAAAGCATGGAGTGAGGAATAAGTATGAGCTATGGTTACAGTCAACGTTTAATTGAAGCGAATAAAGTAGCAGGTGATTCGTTGGGTGTAGCCCTTGGCCGTTTGTGCATTGAACGAAGCATTCCAGTTAACACGGTTGCCGAGTACCTCGGTGTGAGTCGTGCTACGATTTATAATTGGTTTTGGGGTTCAACACTCCCAACCAAAGGCCACAGTGAACTGATTGTTTCGTTCATGCGTCAGCACAAGAAACGGAAGTAAACATGTTTGATCTACTAGATGCTGTTCTACCAGCAGAGGGTAGGTACTGCGTGTTTGGTTTGGGTAAGTTCCCAGACCAGCGCTTCTGCGATACACGTGCTGAAGTTGATGTAATAGCGCAAGAGTTTGTCAAAAACAAAGTCAATGCTTTCTATGGCTGTGCCAAGTATGGGGAACTGAACAACAGGACTCATGCGAACGCACAGTTCTTTAGAGCACTATGGGTTGACATTGATTGTGGTATTGCAAAAGCTGCTGAAGGCAAGGGCTACGCTACGCAAGCGGAAGGTTTAACTAGGTTCAAAGAGTTTGTCAGAGCCGCCCATCTACCTACGCCAATCGTAGTGGATTCAGGTTATGGCATCCATGCATACTGGTTGTTGGAAGAAACAATACGCCGACCCGAGTGGGAAGCATTGTCCGACAGACTTGAAGAGCTGTGCAAAGAGCACGGACTCATTGTTGACCCTGCTGTTTTTGAAGCATCCCGAGTACTTAGAATACCCGGAACTTTTAACTTTAAAGGTGAAGAGCCTGTTGAAGTAAGAGTACTCTACGAAAATTCTTTGCGTGTTCCATACGCAGAAATGAAAGAACTACTCGGCGCCCCCGAGCCTAAAGAAGAACGGCCTGATTTTATCCCGAGGACGATGAGCCCTTTGATGACTCAGTTGGTATCCAACAGAGTTAGACGGTTCAAGACCATCATGATGAAGTCGGTTGAAGGCACAGGTTGTGCACAGCTTTTGCACTGCTTTCAAAACCAAGACACGATTGAGTATAACCTTTGGCGCAGCGCTTTATCCATTGCTGCTTTTTGCGTAGACAGAGATACTGCGATCCACAAGATTTCAAAAGACCATCCTGACTATGACTTTAGAGCAACCGAGCGCAAAGCCGATGACGTTGTAAAGACAGGTGCACCGCACCACTGCTCGACATTTGAGAAGAACAATAAAGGATTTTGTGATGGCTGTATGCACAAGGGCAAGATCAAATCTCCCATAGTGCTCGGCGATGAAGTTGCCGAAGCCGACGATGAAAATAACACGGTTGAGATTGAAAGCGAAGAAGGCACGGTAGAGACGCATCAGATACCTGAGTATCCATTTCCATTTTTCCGTGGAAAGAATGGTGGTGTGTACCGCCGTTCAGATGAAGAAGAGGGTGATGTAACCCAAGTGTACGAACATGATTTGTATATCGTCAAACGTTTGGTAGACAACAATGCCGGAGAGGTAGCCCTTGTTAAACTGCACCTGCCAAGAGATGGGGTGAAAGAGTTTGTAATTCCACTGACTGCAATCACAGTCAAAGAAGAATTGAGGAAAGCGTTAGCTCACTACGGTGTAGTGTTGTTTGCAAAGCAATTGGATCAAGTGTACATCTACATGATGACATTCATTAAAAACATGCAGGTAGAAAGAAAGGCAGACATTATGAGAACACAATTTGGTTGGGTCGAAGGTGACAGTAAATTCATCCTCGGCGAGCGTGAGATAACTAAAGATGGGGTGTTTTATAGCCCACCATCCCATGCAACAAAAGGTATCGTTGAGCATGTGCATGCCAAGGGCACATTGGAGAAATGGAAAGAAGCATTCAACATGTATGCGTTACCCGGACTTGAGCCCCATGCGTTTGCCGCACTGACTGCGTTTGGTTCGCCCTTGCTGAAGTTCACCGGTATGAGTGGTGCGATCATTAACTTGATTCACGAGAAGTCTGGATCAGGTAAATCAACAGCTTTGTTTATGTGTAACAGCGTATACGGACATCCCGTTAAGCTGGCGTCGCAGTGGAAGGATACACCCCAATCCAAGATGCACCGACTGGGCGTGATGAACAACATCTCCAACACGATTGACGAGATTACAAATACATCCCCGCTGGAGTTCTCTGATCTGGCTTACAGCATATCTCAGGGTAGGGGCAAGGACAAGATGCGAGCCGACAGAAACGAGATGCGGGTCAACAACACAAGTTGGAACAACATGACCCTGTGCTCATCCAACGCTAGCTTCTATCAAAAGTTGGGTTCCTTAAAGACTTCTCCTGATGGCGAGTCTATGCGCTTGATTGAGTACAAGATTGAGCCAAGTAATGTGATTGATGTTGCTGTAGGTAAAGAGATGTTTGACCACCAGCTCAGGGAAAACTATGGTCACGCAGGGGAAATTTACTGCCAATGGCTTGTGAACAACCTCGAAGAAGCCAAAGACTTGGTTCGCCAAATCCAAGCTCGGATCGACAAGGAAGTTAACTTTACTGCACGTGAGCGTTTTTGGTCAGCCGTTTGCGCCTGTAACATTGCCGGTGGATTGATTGCCAAGAGCCTTAGACTGCACGACTACGATATGAAGTTGGTTTATAAGTGGTTGGTCAAGATGCTTAATGACATGAGAGAAGACGTGAAACCTCCAGCGGATCTGCCTATTTCAATACTGGGAGACTACATCAACTCACATTTGCCTAACGCTTTGGTTGTGAATGGCGAAGTAGACTCAAGGAGCGGACTCAATAGCGCACCGCTACAAGAGCCAAGAAACGAGCTGCTCATCCGTTATGAGCCCGACACCAAGAATCTTTATGTAACAGCCAAGTCTTTCAAAGACTACTGCGTTAAGTACCAAATTAACCATAAAGAACTACTAGTCAAACTAAAAAATCTAGGTTTGTACAAAGAAACTATTAATAAGCGTATGGCCAAGGGCATGAAGGTTGTGTCTCCTGCCGTACGAGTATTGATGTTTGATGCTTCATCAACAGAGTTTTTACAGATCGAATATGAAAATAGAGACGGTGAGTTATCAGATCAACTGGAAACGGTTTAGGAAGGGAACTTCTTTCTTCATACCCTGCATTGATGTCAGAGCTGCCCGTGAAACATTGCACACAGTTACAAAACGGCTAAAGATCGACACGATTTCAAAATGTGTCGTTGAAGACGGCATAAAGGGATTGCGGGTATGGAGAGTCTGATTTATAATTCAGGCGTTGGCTTCTTGCAGTTGCCGACATTTCTCCTGTGAAAGTTAGTTCCTTTCATCTTTCAACCCCGCCTATGTGCGGGGATTTTTTATGGGCGCTTTTCTCGTTCGTAAAGAGCTTCACGAGATGCCTTAGATGCTTCTATGGCAAACGGTGCGTTATGTTGGTTAATAGTAATTCCTTTATAAGAAGATCCTCTTTGCTCCGCACGCTTCTCTAACGAGTTAGCTATTTCATCACTTGTTATTGCAAACGATGGATGCTTTTTGTTGAACTCTTCTATACCGTCAAAATATTTGGTGTACTCTTTGATAGAACTAGGATCATTGGGTTTAATCTGTCTGTATGTACGATCAAGGTTATTGAGTAACTGAGTTTTTTGGTTGTTAATTCTTTGCTCAAGTTTAGTCACCTCAAAGTTGACATACTGCGCATTAGATAACGCATCTGAACGGAAGCCGATAGCCTGCCCAATCAATTCACCTTTTGTGATTGAATCTGGTGAAAGCAACGAAACTCCTTTGTAATCTTTAGCGCCCTCAGTTGCATACTTATGTGCTACTACGTAGTTACGGAAACCAGCGGGTACACCTTTTTCCACACCTTTTTGGTAGTCACCATTCATGAATGCTTCATAGGATTCCGCAAGGGACAAAATCATGTTAGCCGAGGGGCCAGCTTTCTCCAAAGCCATCGCCATTGCGCTGTCTCTAACTGTCTTGGTTTCTTTGGTATCCCTTGAGAACATATTATTGATACCAGCACGGTCGGCTATGTTTAAACCGGTCAGCTTATTGACAAACCCACGCTCAAGCACATCATGGGATGTGGGGAACATTTCAGGTAAAAATACTTGTCTAAACCATAACTCAAAGTCCAGTGCTTTTAAGTCATCAGGCATATCGGGATCTTTGAATATATCTCTCCACGCCGCACCTAGCATACCCATCACTGCGCTAAACCCGGGCAGTCCAGCTGCTCCTGCCAATACAAACGTAGTACCAAGCGTACCGAAGAACTTTTTAGCCGCTTCAGCCTTGGTTCGCCCGTTCATGGGCTTGATCATCTCTTTGAAGTTCTTAACCAAGAATGTCGTCACGTGCAACGGATACATGGTGAACTGTAATGCAAGTTTGCCGATCGGTCCCTGCATAACCAAAGGACGATTGTATGTGCCATAGTTACCTAGGGCTTCATTGGTGTCGGTTACCGCTTGGTCTATGGATGTTTTAAAGTCTTTGCCCGCTTGTTGGTTCAAACGG